CGACCGTGCTGATCGCGAGTGGGCTCGCAACTCCGATGTGCCGAAGACCGGTACGCGGGCCAAGGCCGCAAAGGTCGCCGTGCCGGAAGGCGGTACCGGTGTTGGCGGTGATGGGCCTGCGGCCCTACCCACTGGCGGCGCGTCCCTGCTTCAGGCGCGCACGGTCAATGAGGTCGTCAAGGCGCAGACCAACAAGGTGCGTCTGGCCCGGCTGAAGGGCGAGTTGGTGGATCGGCCGCACGCCATCGCCCACGTTTTCAAGCTGGCGCGCTCCGAGCGCGATGCGTGGCTGAACTGGCCAGCGCGCATCTCGGCGCAGATGGCGGCCAAGCTCAATATCGATCCGCACACGATGCACGTCGCCCTGGAGGCGGCGGTACGTGAGCACCTGCAGGAACTGGGCGAACTGCGGCCCCGGGTGGACTGATGCTGGATGTTGAATACGAAGGCGCTGCCGAAATCGAGCGCGCGTGGCGTGAAGGGCTTACGCCCGATCCTCTGCTCTCGGTGTCCGAATGGTCGGACCGCCACCGGATGCTCTCCAGCAAGGCATCCGCCGAGCCAGGACGCTGGCGCACCAGCCGCACGCCGTACCTGAAGGCGATCATGGACTGCCTGTCACCGACTTCGCCGGTCGAGCGCGTGGTGTTCATGAAAGCCGCACAGCTCGGTGCGACCGAGATGGGCTCGAACTGGATCGGCTACGTGATCCACCACGCGCCGGGGCCGATGATGGCGGTATGGCCGACGGTGGATATGGCCAAGCGCAATTCCAAGCAGCGGATCGATCCGTTGATCGAGGAGTCGGCGGCGCTGAGCGAACTGATCTCCCCGGCACGGTCACGCGACTCGGGCAACACCATCCTGGCCAAGGAGTTCCGGGGCGGTGTTCTGGTGATGACCGGGGCCAACAGCGCGGTCGGACTGCGCTCGATGCCGGTGCGGTATCTGTTCCTCGACGAGGTAGACGGCTATCCACTGGACGTCGAGGGCGAAGGCGATGCGATCTCGCTGGCGGAGGCGCGCACGCGAACCTTCGCTCGGCGCAAGATCTTCATCGTTTCAACCCCGACGATCTCGGGGGCGAGCGCCATCGAGCGCGAGTACGAAGCCAGTGATCAGCGCCGCTACTTCGTGCCGTGCCCGCATTGCTCGCATCGCCAGTGGCTGCGCTTCGAGCAGTTGCGATGGGAGAAGGGTCAACCGGACACTGCGGCGTACATCTGCGAATCGTGCGACGAGTCGATTGCCGAGCACCACAAGACCTGGATGCTGGAGCACGGCGAATGGCGCGCGATGATCAGCGACGGCACCGGCAAGACGGCGGGGTTTCACCTGTCGTCGCTTTACAGCCCGGTCGGTTGGCGCGGTTGGCGCGACATTGCCGCCGCGTGGGAAAGCTCGGTGAACAAGGAATCGGGGTCGGCGGCCGCCATCAAGACCTTCAAGAACACCGAGCTGGGCGAAACCTGGGTCGAGGAAGGCGAAGCGCCCGACTGGCAACGGCTGGTAGAGCGCCGCGAGGAATACCGGATCGGCACGGTGCCAACGGGCGGATTGCTCCTGGTGGGCGCTGCCGACGTGCAGAAGGATCGCATCGAGGCATCCATCTGGGCCTTCGGACGTGGCAAGGAATCCTGGCTGGTCGAACACCGCGTGCTGATGGGCGACACCGCCCGCGACGCGGTGTGGAAGCGACTCGCCGAGTTGCTTGCGGAAAACTGGACACACACCTCGGGCGCGGCGATGCCGCTGGCCCGTTTCGCCCTGGATACCGGCTTTGCGACGCAAGAGGCCTACGCCTTCGTGCGGGCCTGCCGTGACCCGCGCGTGATGCCTGTCAAGGGCGTACCGCGAGGGGCGGCACTGATCGGCACGCCGACGGCCATCGATGTTTCGCAAGGCGGCAAGAAGCTGCGCCGGGGCATCAAGGTGTTCACGGTGGCGGTCGGCATCGCCAAGCTGGAGTTCTACAACAACCTGCGCAAGGGCACGGACGTCAGCGACGACGGCGTGACCACCGTCTACCCGACTGGGTTCGTCCACCTGCCCAAGATCGACGCGGAGTTCATCCAGCAGCTCTGCGCCGAACAGTTGATTACCCGCCGCGACCGCAACGGCTTCCCGGTGCGCGAGTGGCAAAAGATGCGCGAGCGCAATGAAGCGCTCGATTGCTACGTGTACGCCCGCGCGGCCGCATCGGCGGCGGGCCTGGATCGCTTCGAGGAACGCCACTGGCGAGAACTGGAGCGGCAACTCGGGATGGAACGGCCACCGGATGAGCCGCCCCCGATTCAAACATTCGACCCAGACGAGGCCACCCAACGAGGTGGCCTTTCTGTTTCTGCAACCCCATCACGGCGGCGCGTCATCAAGAGCCGCTGGTTGTCCTGATTTTCAGAGGAGTTTTCATGAGTCTTGCCACCCGTATCGAGAGCCTGGTCATCCGAGTTGCTCAGGAGTTCAACGACGTCCGTGCGACGGCAGGCAGTCTGGCCAGCCTGTCCACCAACGACAAGTCGAGTCTGGTCGCCGCCATCAACGAGCTCAAGGCGGCGGTTCTGTCCGCGATGGCCATCGATGACAACCAGATCGCCACCACCAGCACCTATTCGTCGAACAAGATCGTGTCGCTGCTGGACGCGCTCAAGGCCGACATTCTGGGTGGTGCCGACGCCGCCTACGACACCCTGGTGGAAATTCAGCAGGCGCTGCAGAACGGCACCAGCGGTCTGGATGCGATTCTGGCTGCGGTCAATCTCCGTGTTCGCTTCGACGCGGCGCAGACCTTGACCGTAGCCGAGCAGCTGCAGGCCCGTACCAACATCGGGGCGGTCGCGGCCAGCGACGTTGGCAACACCGATACCGACTTCGTCGTGATCTTCGATGGGGCGCTGGCCTGATGAGTCTTGCGTCCAGCATCGCCGCCTTGGCTGCGCGCATTGGCTTCGAGGTCAAGACCAAGATCGACGCCACCCATCCCGGCGTTGCCCGGGTATGGGTCAGCTTCGGCTACGTGGGCGGTCAGGTCGTGATTGCCAGCGCGCTCAACGTCGCCAGCGTGGTGCGCACGGCGGCTGGCCGTTACCGCGTGCATTTCGCGGTAGCGATGCCGGATGCGAATTACTGCTGGACGGCACTCGCCCGTAGCAGCACCAACACCGGCCAGCAGCGCGTTGCCATCGTGCGCGCCAGCTCCGACCTCAAGACCGCGCAGTACGTCGACATCTCCTGTGCGACGGCTGCGGCGTCATTTGACGACTCCTCTGAAATCAACCTCGTGGTGTACCGCTGATGGCCTACACAGAAGTCCAACTCCAGGCATTGGAGACCGCGCTCGCCAAGGGCGAACGCCGCGTCAGCTTCGGCGACAAGACCGTCGAGTACCGCTCGGTCGATGAACTGAAGGCCGCGATCCGCGAGGTCAAGCGCGGCATCCTGGAACAGGCAGCCGCCACCGGTCTATGGCCGGGTGCGCCGCGCCAGATCCGGGTCACGACCTCGAAGGGGTTCTGATGGCCTGGTATTCGAAGATCCGAAGCCTGTTCGGCCAGCCACCCGTCCACGAAGCGGCTGGCCGTGGCCGCCGTTCGCTGGCGTGGATGCCCGGCAACCCCGGCGCGGTCGCCGCGATGTTGGCGACCAACACCGAGCTGCGCATCAAGAGCCGAGACCTTGTGCGCCGCAATGCCTGGGCGCAGGCCGGGATTGAGGCTTTCGTGTCCAACGCGGTCGGCACTGGCATCAAGCCGCAGAGTTTGGCAGCAGACGAACGTTTTAAGACCGACGTCCAGGCGCTGTGGCGTGACTGGACGGAGGAAGCCGACGCTGCAGGTCAGACCGACTTCTATGGCCTGCAGGCGCTGGCCTGCCGCGCGATGCTCGAAGGCGGTGAATGCCTGATCCGGCTGCGCCCGCGTCGTCCGGAGGACGGACTGGTTGTTCCTCTGCAGCTTCAGTTGCTGGAGCCCGAGCATCTGCCGATTAGCCTCAACCTCGATCTGCCTTCGGGCAACGTGGTGCGCTCTGGCATCGAATTCGACAGCCTCGGGCGGCGCGTCGCTTACCACCTGTACCGCTCGCACCCCGAAGACGGTCGGCTGGCTCCGATGTCGGGCCAGGGCGGGATGGACACGGTGCGCATCGATGCGAAAGAAATCATCCACCTGTTCCGCGTCCTGCGTCCCGGCCAGATCCGGGGCGAGCCGTGGTTGTCGCGGGCCCTGGTCAAGCTCAACGAACTCGACCAGTACGACGACGCCGAACTGGTGCGCAAGAAGACCGCCGCGATGTTCGCGGGGTTCGTGACCCGGCAGAACCCGGAGGACAACCTGATGGGCGAAGGTGCTGCCGATGGCGATGGCATCGCGCTGGCCGGTCTGGAGCCGGGCACCTTGCAGATTCTGGAGCCTGGAGAGGACATCAAGTTCTCTGACCCAGCCGACGTCGGTGGCTCGTATGGCGAGTTCCTGCGCACGCAGTTCCGCGCGGTCGCCGCTGCCATCGGCGTCACCTACGAGCAGTTGACCGGCGACCTGACAGGCGTGAACTACTCGTCCATTCGCGCCGGGATGCTCGAGTTCCGGCGTCGCTGCGAGATGGTGCAGCACGGTGTGCTCGTGCATCAGATGTGCCGTCCGGTGTGGGCCGCGTGGATGAAGCAGGCCGTGCTCGCCGGTGCCATCGAAGCCCCCGGCTTCGCGCGTGGCGGCCCAGCCCGTCGCCGCCAGTACCTGCAGGTGAAGTGGATTCCCCAGGGCTGGCAGTGGGTCGACCCCGAGAAGGAGTTCAAGGCAATGCTGCTGGCCATCCGCGCCGGGCTGATGAGCCGCTCGGAAGCCATTTCCGCTTTTGGCTACGACGCCGAGGACGTTGACCGCGAGATCGCCGCCGACAACCAGCGCGCCGACGACCTCGGGTTGATCTTCGACTCCGACCCGCGCCGCACGTCCAAGGACGGCGGGAGCGCGGAGCCGAACAAGAACGCTGCAGACACCACGCAAACCGGCGACTCACCGTCTGCCTGAAGGATTCCCATGACCCTGTTGCCCCATTTGGCGGCACGCCTCTACGGTGTGCCGCTGGCGATCCATCGCCCAAAACTTGATGTGATCCTGGCCGTGCTCGGCCCCCGGATC